CAGAGCCAGTCATGGTGCGTTTTGACAATCAGACCAATATGCCTGGGCTGCGGCTGCGGGTCACGATGAGAGGAAGCAGCAATGTCAACAATGGCAGGGGAGGGCTGGCCGCTGGTACCAGGCACCCTGAAAATCGGCGCCACCGGGACAGAGATCGATGTGTCCTGCCTGGTCAATAACGCCACGATCTCGGCCAACAAAACCCAGGACGACAACGTGACCAAGCTCTGCGGCACGGTGGTGCCCGGCGCGGTCGCCTATGACTATGTGATCGGCGGGAACATCGATACCGATATCGCAGAGGGCGCCGGATTCTTTGCGCTCAGCCAGAGCGCCCCCGGCAGCCAGCAGGCTTTCACTTTCGAGCCGAACACGGACGCGGGCACGGAAGCCTCCGGCACGCTGATCCTCGACCCGCTGGATTTCGGAGGCTCAGACACCACCCAGACCATGACCAGTGACTTTGAATTTGCGCTGGTCGGGCAGCCGACCTACACCTACGGCGGGGTGGTACTGGCCCAGGACGCGGCCACCGATGAGGAGATGGCCCCAGCGTGAGTCAGACCAGCGCTGCCAAGGTCACGGTCGAGGGCGATGAGACCCTGCGCCGCACGATGGGCAACGCCCAGGGTGACCTAGAGCAGCTGGACCAGGCAGAGGCAGCGCGGCTGGTCCAGCAGCGCGCCCAGGCCCGGGCGCCCAAGGTGACCGGCACCCTGCGCGCATCGGTCCGGGCCAAGGATCTCGGGCACGGCAGGGCGGTGGTGGCATCCGAGCTGATCTATGCGCCGGTGATCCATAACGGCTGGGCTGCGCACCACATCAGCCCTCAGCCGTTCCTGACCACCGCGCTGGAGGATTCCAAGACACTGGTGCAGGCCCAGGATCTGCGCCAGGTAAACACCATCCTGGGAAGGGTCAGGGGCGCCTGATGGGTGACCGGAAGCTCACTAACCCCAGGGTCACGGTGCTGCGCGATGGGGTGCCGGACCTGGAGCTGCAGACCACGAACGCAGACCTGGTGCTCTGGGATCTCACGCGCGGGCGGCAGCGCCCACCGTGGCCTAGCTTCCAAGAGGCACCGATGCTCTGGATGACCTTTATCAGCTGGGCTGCGGCGCGGCGCACTGGTGCGATAGAGCAGTCCGTGACGTTCGAGCGGTGGCGCGATGAGGTGCTGGAGGTCAGCGCCCCCGATGAGAGCACAGACGCGGTGGACCCGTTTCCCGATGGGGAGCAGGGCGCGGCTGATCTGTGAAATAGCGCTGGCCACCCAGACCGCACCTGGCCAGTGGTGGGAGGAGACCGACGAAACGCTAGCCACGGTGGTGGATCTGCTGGAGGCACAGGCAGCCGAGATCAGAAAGGCAGGCAGGAAACGTGGCCGCTAGCGCTGATCTGGTTGTCAATATCGTCACGAAGCTGTCGGGCGATGGGATGGCCCAGGCTGACAAACAGACCTCTAAATTCAAGTCCGGTCTATCGGCTGCCAGCAAGGTGGCCGGTGCCGCGCTGCTGGGTATCGGTGCGGCTGCCATCCATGCTGCGGATGCGGCTGCCCAGGATGCTAAGAGCCAGGCGCTGCTGGCCAACGCCATGACCAATGGGGCGCACGCCAGCAAGTCTCAGATTCAGGCCACGGAGGACTGGATCGACGCGCAGAGCCGGGCCACCGGTGTGACCGACGATGAGCTACGCCCAGCCCTGGCCACCCTGGTGCGCGCCACCGGTGATGTGGCCAAGAGCCAGAAGGCCCTGAAAACGGCGATGGACATATCGGCTGCCACCGGTAAGCCGCTGAAATCGGTCACGGACGCCATCGCTAAGGGCTACGGCGGGAACACCAGCGCCCTGTCACGGCTGGTGCCCGGGATCTCTAAAGCCGCGCTGGAGTCAAAGAACTTTGGCCGGATTCTGGGTGAGGTGCAGCAGAAAACAAAGGGCGCGGCCAGGGAGGCTGGGCAGACCGCAGCTGGTCAGATGCAGCGATTCAAGAATTCCCTAGGCGAGACTCAGGAAGCCATCGGCGCTGCCCTGCTGCCAGCCCTGGAGAAGCTGACACCCCTGCTGGTCAAGGTGGGCCAATGGGCCCAGGACCACGGGACCCTGTTCGCGGTGATCGCTGGCGGGGTGGCGATTCTGGCCGCTGCCGTCATCGGGCTAAATATCGCGGTCACGATCTACACCAGCGTCACCACCCTGGCCGCTTCCGCCACGATCTCTGCCTGGGCAGCTGCGCTGGGGCCCATCCTGCTGGTGGTGGCAGCCGTGGCAGCCATCGTGATCGTGGTCATCCTGCTGTGGAAGAAATGCGAGGCATTCCGCAATGCCGTGAAGGCCGTCTGGGACGCGGTGTCCGCTGGTGCCCAGCTGGTGTGGGCCAGTATCAAGAAGATCGGCACCGGCGCTGAGGAGGTGTTCGGCTGGATCAAGAGCCACTGGCGCCTGATCGCCTCCATTCTGGGTGGCCCGGTGGTGGCCGCTGCCCTGGTGATCATCAGTCATTGGGGTCAGATCCGGGACAAAATCGCCAGCGTCATTGGCTGGCTCAAGGATGCCTGGCGCACGGCTGTGGGTGTGGTGCGGGATCTCTTTGGGGCCATCCGGGATACGGCGGTCAATGTGTTCGGGGCCGTCCGTGACCGGTGGCAGGGCACGGTCCAATTTATCCGGGAGATCATGGGCAACATCCGGGACACCGCTGCCTCTGTTTTCTCCGGGGTACGGGACCGGTGGTCCGAGACCATGGGTGCCCTGCGCGGCGCCGCATCCGGTCTGGGCGCAGTCCTGTCCGCGCCCTTCCACATCGCCAAAGCTGCCATCGATGGGGTGATCGGCGCAGTGCAGTCGCTGATCGGCTGGCTGGGCCGGATCCACGTGCCGAAAATCAGCCTGCCCCACATCCCGGGGCTCAGCAGCGCGGCTGCGCCAGCGGTGGCCGGTGCCGGTGGCGGGGCTGGGGCCCTGAGTGCCTTTGCTGCCCCAGCGGTGCCCCTAGGACGGGCTAGCAGCCGGGCCCCGGTGGGTGGGCTCACCATCAATGTGTACGGCGCCGTAGACCCGGAGGGCACGGCGCGCCAGGTGCAGCGCATCCTGACCGGCCATGAGCGCCGGGTGGGTCTGCGGGTGAGCTGATGATCGGCCAGCACACGGTCATCCTGACCCCCGACCCCACCACCCTGGCCTGGGGCCCGGTACTCAACACGAACCCCTACATGACCAGCGACCTGACCGGCTGGCGGCAGCTGCCATTCAGCCAGCCCTGGGCCTGGGCTGCCGGTGGCTACGCGGTGCCCACCGATCTGACCAAGGGCGCGCAGCTGGGCTATGACGACCGGCTGCCGGGCATCCTGCGCGGCGCCTCCACCATGTTCCGGCTGCGGATCCGGTTCAGCGTCACCGCTCCCTGCCAGATCACCGCTGGCCTGTATTACGGCGACACCGCCACCGCTGCCTACTCCGGGCCCTTCTGGAATGGGTACGACCACAGCACCATGGCCGAAACCCAGATGCAGTGCCCTGTGCCTGGCTCATATCTGTTTGAGTACACACACGCCACCGACTCAGTACCCGCTGGGTTTATCTACGTGGCGCCGCACATCTGGACCGATGCCAACACCGGGCCCAAAATCGACTCGATAGAGCTGTCCGGCCAGGGTGCGGTGGCCACCGATATCAGCTGCCTGGTCGATGAGGTCACCATCCACCACGGGCGCGCGGACACTGACAGCCAGCCGGAAGCCTCCAGCTGCACCCTGGATATCAGCCTCGACAGCGGCGCGACCGAATTCCCATCGGCGCTGGATGTGGGTGGGATTATCCGGGTGACCACCGACACACCCCAGACCAGCTCTGTGCGTTTCGTCGGGCGGATCACCGATCTGGCGCAGGGCTGGGCAGAAGCTGGCGCGGACACCCCAGAGCAAGTGGTCGCGCAGGTGATCGCCACCGGCAGCCTGGCCGATCTCGGGCGCCGGACGGTGGGCGCGGTGCCCTGGGGCCAGGAGCTGGATGGGGCGCGGATCTCGCGCATCATGGCTGCCGCTGGGATCACCCTGGATCCGACCACCAGCGACCCCGGCACGGTGCAGATCCTGCCCCGGGACGTAGACAGCCAGCCAGCCCTGGAGCTGGCCCAGGCAGTAGCCGCAGACGCCAGCGGGGTGGTGTGGGCAACCAAGGGCGGTGATATCCGGTATGCCGATGCAGACCACCGGCGCGGCGCGGTGGCCGCGCTGGAGCTGGACGCGTGCGACATTCTGGTGACCCCCACCTGGCGCCGCACCACTGAGGGCCTGATCAACGATGTGTCGATTGGCTACGGGGTGCCCCCGGAGGGCCAGGACCAGCCGCGCTACACCGCAGAGCGCACCGATTCCAAAGCTAAGTACGGCACCTATGGGCTCAGCGCCACCACCCAGCTGGTGTCCCTGGCCGATGCCACTGCGATGGGCCAGCTGCTGCTGACCCGCAACCTAGAGCCGGTCTGGGTGATGGGTGATCTGCCGGTGGACGTAGCCGGGCTGGACGCTGCCCGCACCGTGACTCTGCTGAGCCTGGACCTGCACACGCTGATCAGGCTCACCGGGCTACCGGCTGCCGGGCAGCTGCCCACCACCGCATCACTATGGGTCGAGGGCTGGACCGAAAAGCTGGCCTGGGGCACCCACACGCTGGAGCTGGTGGTGTCGGGCTACTGCCGGACCAGCCCCGCACCCCGCTGGGACGACCTGGACCCCAGCCGCACCTGGGACAGCCAAGGCAGCACCACCTGGGACCAGGCCAGCTGCCTGGGACCACAGCCCAACCTGGGCCGCTGGGATGACGTGCCAGCCACCCAGCGATGGGACACCACCCACCCAGGCGTGACCTGGGACAACTACGCGCCAGCGAGATAGGAAACCGAAATGGGCTCTAACACGTCACTTGGCTACCCGTACCCGGTAGGCACCGACAGGGTTATGGACGGCGACAACGCCATTCAGGCGCTCGCGCAGGCTGTCAACGACAA